ATTTTTTACAAAAACGCTTCCAACAAAGATGTTAGAATTTTTAAAATTCGTTGCATCATTACCATCAAAATTTATTAATTTTGGAAAGCAAATAATTTCAGGACTTATAAGTGGAATATGGAGTATGATAACTTGGGTAGGAACAAAAATAAAAGAATTTGTAAATGGATTTGTAAAAGGATTCAAAGATGCTTTACAAATAAGCTCACCATCAAAACTATTCTTTGATTTAGGGAAGATGATAATTCAAGGATTAATAAATGGAATAAAATCTTTAGCAAGTACAGTAAAAGAAAAATTTATACAAATAAAAGATAATATGGTTGATAAAATGAAAGATGCAAAAGATAAAGTAACAAGTTATGGAAATACTATAAAAACTAATTTAATTGATAAATTAGGAGCAGCTAAAGATAAAGTTAAATCAATATTTAAAGATATAAGAGATGGAATAGTTGATAAAATAAAAGATGCAAAAGATAAAGTAGGTAGCCTTATTGAAACTATTAAGAAGAAATTTGATTTTAAATGGAGTTTGCCAAAATTAAAAATGCCACATTTATCTTGGACTACAGAGCCAGCATCAGGTTGGATAAGAGATACTTTAAGTATGTTGAATTTACCTACATCTTTACCTAAATTAAAAGTTAGTTGGTATGCAGAAGGAGGATTCCCTGATGTAGGACAATTATTTATAGCAAATGAAAGCGGTCCAGAGCTTGTAGGTAATATAGGAAATAGAACAGCAGTAGCAAATCAACAACAAATAACAGAAGGTATTGCAGAAGCTACATATAGTGCAATAAGTAGAGCAATGTCAGAAAATAGAAATACTAATAACACAGAACCTTTCATAATTGAATTAGATGGACAAAAGATTTATGTTGGACAAGCAAGACGAAGAAATCAAATGTCAAATATGTATGGAACAGCAATGTAGGAGGTTGATATGAGTAATTATAATGGATATTATGTTGGAATTAGAAAAGGGTCAGATAATAGTAAATGGTGTTATTTTAATGACCCAGCAATAAAAAGAGATGGGTTGTTAATTCAGCCTCATCTTGTACAAACTGCTGATAGTACAGTTTTAGCGAGTGGAAAATTAAGTATAAAAGTTTTACCTCATACAAGAACGAAAATTCAAATACAACTTCCTGTAATGACTAAAAAACAATACGAAAAATATTATGAATATATTATGCAAAGTATGTATTTGCATGTCAAATATTATAATGAAGGTATAGATGCTTACGAAACTGGAACATTTTATCATAATGATATGCAATATAAACCAATAATATATAGAGGACAGCGTATGATAGATATGCAAGAAATTCATTTAATAGAACATTAGGAATTAGGAGGTAAAAATGTATAGTTTAGAAAATAATGTTGCATGGACAACTGATTTAAAAAATGCTTTTAAAACAGGTGTAACTAGATGTAGTATTGTTCATGGTCAAGATGTATATACAGAAAGTGATTTTGTAAAAGATGCTGAATTACAAGATAATAGGTATGTTCCTAATGTTGGATTTATTGGGCAGGCAGTTGCTAGAATGATAACTGTAAATTTAATAAATGATGAAAATTCAAATATAAATTTAGAAAATGAAGAAGTAAACTTTAAATTAGGGGCTGATTATAATAATACTACATATTATATAGATTATGGAAGTTTTATTGTTAATGAAGCCCCACAAAATGATGACACAAATGGAATTGTAAAATTTATAGCTTATGATTACATGATAAAATTTAATCAAGATTATGAAGATAGAATACAATATCCTTGTACAATGATGGAATTATTAGAAGATATATGTGACCAAGCAGATGTAGAACTAGGAACAGAAAGCTTTGCAAATTCAGATTTTATTGTAATAAATAATCAATTTACTGGAAAAACATTGAGAGATGTATTACAACATATTGCAAAAAGTGCATTTTCATGGGCAAGAATAGGACAAGATAATAAATTATATTTAGATTTTGCTGTTAATAATACAATTAGCGAAACAATAACTGTAGATGAATATAAAATGGATTCATTTAAAAAAGCAAATGAATTTTATGGTGGTATAAATAAAGTAACTTATGCTGATTCTGATATAACAGGATATGAAAAGAGCGTAGAAGATACAGCAGATATACTTTTAAATGGTGAGAAAGAACTTATAATTTATGATAATTATTTTGGATTTACAACATTAAAAAGAGAAGAATTAATACAAGCAGGAACAAGGTTATTTGGGTTAAGATATATGCCAATACAACAATTAGATATGATTGGACTTGCTTATTTAGATTCAAATGATATTTTAGGAGTACAAGATAGTACAAATACAACTTTATTAACAAGAAATTTAGCACATACCATAAAATATAATGGAGCTTTATCAGATAGTATTCAAGCAGAGGCAACAACTGAAACAGAGCAAACTTATGAAAATGAAAGTTCACCTATTAAAGCAAATATAAAATTAGAACGTACTGTGGATAGAGCAAATGGATTAATTTCACAAGTAGCTGAAAAAACAGTTATTGTATATGATGAAGTAACTGGAATTGGATTATTAGAAACACAGCCTGCAAAAGAACTTCCTACTTGGAATGTATTAATTACAGGAAATAAAGTTTATGCAGATGGTGAAGCACAAGTTATTGAAAAAGATTATGTTTTGACTATTTTGCCAGAGCGTTATCCATTTTTGAAAGCAGAAGATGATAATGTATTATTGACAGAAGATGGAGAAGAACTAATATATGCAAAAAGAGAATATACTTTTACATGTAATGAATTATTACGAAAAGATGGAGTAAGTGACACTATAGAAATAGATAGCGATAGGAATATTATTTATACTCAAAGAATAGGGATTAATGATGGAACAACTTATGTTTTAGGTAACCCTATTGTTACAAACTTAGGACAGGCAACAATTAATTTATATTCAGGAGTTAATTATATTTATTTAGAAGAAGATGAAGAAACTAATATTTATATTAAATATATTTTAGAAAATGATTTTACAGATAATTATGTAGCAAGTGTAGAAATTGTTTCAAAAATTAATCAAAGTCCAGAAGAAATATCTATTGAAGCTAATAAAATAAGATTGGAAGGTTATACTACAATTAATGGTGGATTTAGTATTGATGAAAATGGAAATGCAAGTATTGCTAATAATACTGTTTTAATTGATACACAAGGAATAACTTTAGCAGATGGAGCTAAAATACTTGGTGGAGATGGATTAGTAACAAACTTGATATTTAATTCACAAAATAGCGGAGGAAGTTCAGGAACTACAGGATATTATGGATATAAAGTATTAGGTTTTGATTCTATATATGATTCAGAATCAGAATATGGAATGAAATTTGAATCAACAGCATTAGAAATAGAAGTAAATATTCCTGAAAATTTCATAATACAATCTGCATATTTGACGCTATATACAACACAAATTCAATGGGGTGTTTATGATTATTATGGATATCCTCGTAATTTAGGAATATTTTTATCAAATACATCAGTTCCAGAGATGTATTATGAAAGTTGGGAATCAGAATATTATTCAAGTTTTGAATATTCTGGAAATGTAATAGAAAATGCTTGGGAAGGAAATACAACATATTATACACCATCTAATGTAAGTGGACTCGGATTAAATATAAAAACAAGTAAAGATTTAAAAGATTATATATCAACAGGTAATCAATTGATTTTTATTAAAAGTAATGATTCTGTTCCTTCTTATAATACTAGTTCAGGAAAAAATACAGCAGCACAAAAAACTGGATTAGGAAAAGCGGTTCTAAATGTATTTGGATATACACAATATAATTTTTAAAGGAGAAAAGATATGAGTAAAAAAATAAGTGAATTAGAAACAACAACTACAATTAATAATGATGATATTTTTGTTATAAGTCAATCACCTGGATTTGATAATAGTAAACAAATAACAAAAGAAAATATTTTTGCAGATACTGAAACAGAAATCAAAAATTCTTTAGGAACTGATGAATATAATAGTACGTTTACTTATGATATTGGTGATTATTGTATTTATGATAATACATTATATAAATGTAATACAACAATAAGTACAGCAGAAGCATTTAATTCTAATCATTGGGAACAAATAAGTATATTGAATGAAATAGATACTATAAATAATAAAAAATTAAAAATACCATGTTGTAGAGCAAAAGGCTCTGGAGCTGTTACAATTACAACTACGGGAACGGGTTTTAAGCTCCCATTAAGTACATTTACTGAAAAAAATGCTAATTTTACGATTTCAGATGGAGGAATTAAATGCCCATATTCAGGAATCATTTCAGTAACTGTAGGGGCAATGATGAGTCCTCGTGCTGGATATGCTGGAATTGCAGCTCGAAATGGTAGTAATAGTATAGGAAGTGTATATGAACCACCTGGTTCGCCAACTTATGGAGTTATAGAAACTTCTAATATACTTGCAGAAGTAACAAAAAATGACATTTTATATATGTATGGACAATCAACTGCAACCAATGATGCGTTTCAAATGGACAATGAAAGGTCAGGAATGAAAATAATATATATTGAAATAACTGATTAAAACTTTTGACAAAGTAAAAATATTATGATAAAATTAAAGTAGAGGAGAGATGTTCAAAATGTCTGATGATTTTGTTAATAGGCAAGAATTTAATAGCCTAAAAGAAGAAGTCAGAGAACTCAAAGAAGAAGTAAGTGAATATAAGCAATTATTGCAACAAATAGATAAGAAATGTGATGTTATCACAGAAAGAATATCTAATGCTAACAAAATAGACGAATTGAAACTTGAACCTTTAACTATGAGAGTACAAAAATTAGAAGATAATTTAGGTTGGCTAGCAAAAACTGTTGCAGGAGCTATTATTGCGTTCGTAATAAAAGTAATTTTTGAAATCTCTAAAACTATTAGTTAAGGAGGAGTTTTAATCATGGAGTTAAACAGGTCTATTTTTAAGTGGCTAATAATTACTAATATTATAACGATATTATTACTTTTTGGAACAAATATCGGATGGTTTGTTTATGAAAGTCAATTTGAAACTATAGAAGACCAACAAGAATATACTCAAACTGTAGAAAATATTGAATCAGTAGACAGTATAGAACAAATTCAAACAAAATAAAAGGGGTTTTGAAATATGGGAAGAGTGGTACAAACATATAAAAGAACAGTAACTAGACGAGTAAAGAAAGTGCCTGCTGGATATCATAAATGTCCGAATTGTGGAGGAGATGGAGTATGCAAAAACAAAACTCGAAGAAAAAAATCTTAAAAGTAAATTTCGATATGGTAAAAGCAGATAAAGAATTTTATTTAGAAAATTGTAATTTTAATGAATTACAAGAGAAGATATTTGAAGATTTAACAGGAAGAACACAATATTCAATTGTTCAAATATCTATGAAAGAACATATTTCAGAAAGTTATGTAAATAAAATAATAAGACAAGTTAAATTAAAAATGCTTAGAGCAATAATGTTAAATAAAAAATAATTTTTTGTGTAATTTTAATAAAGAATCTGTACAGAAATTGTATGGGTTCTTTTTTTATTTTCGTTTTATAATTAAATTATAGAATTAATTACTATTAAAAAGAGAAAGAAGGGGATAAGATTGAAATATTTTTCTAAAAAAATAGAAAAAAATGAAATATCTTATCGTCTTTTTTGTATTTTTAAAAAAATGACGAGAATTGAAGAAAAATTAAACACAAGAATTAGTTTTAAATAGATTATATTTTAAATGTAATAAATATGTCTAATAAATATGAAAATAGCTTAAAAATAATTTTAATTCTAAATAAAAGGAGGTGTTAAAATGGCTTATCCGTATTACCCTAATAATCAATTTTATATGCAAGATTTGCAAAATATGAGAGATAAAATTGACAGACAAATGCAACAAGTACAACAATTAAGTCAAAATCAAAATCAACCACAACAACCTGTACCAAATGTTACTCAAAATTTTCAAATAGCTCCTAATGTCAATAATGAAATAGAAGGAAAATATGCTAATAGTATTGACGACGTAAAAAATACTTTTGTAATGAAAGTAGGAATTTTTGTTAATAAAGATTTTTCGACTATGTGGGTAAAAAATGTGAATGGAGATATAAGAACATTTAATACAGAAGAAATAGTAGAGTTAGATGAAAAAGATAGGGAAATAATGATGCTTAGAAAAGAAATAGAAAATATGAAAGGAATGATTTCAAATGCAAAACAATCCGATAATACAAATGTTGATGACGAGATTGAAGAGCCAAAATCCAAAAGGGTACGAAATACTACAAAATCTAATGCAAAGTAATGCTAACCCACAAGAATTATTGCAACAAATGATGTCTGGAGCTACACCAGAGCAAAAACAAGGATTATTTAAACAAGCAAAACAAATGGGATGTCCTGATAATGTACTTTCTAAAATACAAAATATGAAGTAGGTAATAATAGTTTAAAAACTTTTATTATAAATATTTTTAATGAAAGGAGGGGAAAATTTATGAACGAAAACGGAATGTCACCAGCAGACGTTGCGGCTGTGGTTGGGAATACTGACAGAAATATTATTTATCCTTACGGAGGAGGTTTCGGAGGAAATAATGGATTTGGTGGTGATGCTAGTTGGATTTGGATTATCCTTATTTTCGCAATTTTTGGCGGATGGGGAAATGGCGGATTCGGCGGTGGATTCGGCGGATTCGGCGGTGGACTTGCAAATGAGTACGCATGGTTATCTAATGGACAAAAAGAAATAATGCAAAATACAAACGATGGATTTAACACATTGCAGTTAGCAAATCAATTAACAGGAATCTCATCAGGAGTACAAAACTTATCAACTCAATTATGCAATTGTTGCGCCGATATGAATCAAACTGTAAATGCAGGATTTGCAAATGCCGAAACAGCTGCTAATGCAAGACAAATAGCAAATATGCAACAAGCATTTAATAACCAATTAAGCACAGTTCAAGGATTTAGTAATTTAAGTTCTGACTTAGCATCATGCTGCTGTGAAAATCGATTAGCAACTTGTCAAACACAAAATATAGTTCAAAACGAAGGAAATGCAACAAGATTTGCAGATGCAAATAACACAAGAGATATAATCACAAATGCAACAGCAAATACACAGGCTATACTTGATAAATTATGTCAA